GTTCCTGTGGTTTGATAACCAGACTCAACCAAAGTCGTGACAGCATTTAACTTTGAATTACTGACTGCTAAATCAGGATTTAACCAATCGCCAGTCGTATCTGTCTCCCTGTACTGCATCTCAAGATTGACTGTTCTGTTCTCCCTATCGCCACTATCATTAAAATTGACAAGACCTCTCGGGAATACAACGTCAACAACTAACTCATCAGCATCCAGCCCAGAGGTTCTTGTTGTCCAATCATCTTCCTGTTTTAAGAGAGCAGAAAAGTCCTCTTGACCAACTGTATCTGGAAAGAGAGTAATGTCAGGGTCTCCGCTCACACCCTCCATGACCTCATATTCAATGTCGTCAAATTCACCGATAGGTGTATTACCTATTTTAATATCTTCTATCTTTAGTCTGCCATATCCAAAGACAAGCAGCATTCTCAAATGCTGGTCATCTCCTACAATCTCAGTGTAAGTGCCAGCACCCAGAGGAGGCACACTTTTGTGAACGCCAAGAACAACAGGTACAATTCCAAATGGATTCGGTCTATTTTTAGCACCTTCAATAAATAATGTGGGAGAATCTCTCAGCCCTGATGTACCCGATAACATTCCCATACTTGGAGCAGATGGTGTCTTTGGAGGTGCTAGAGCGTTCATTGCTAACATACCTATACCCATTACTGCACCTTTGACAACTGCCGTTCCGAATGCTGTTAAGGCAAAGCCTGACGCTGATGTCATACCTCCAACAGTTCCAAGCGTTCCGAGATAAGCATTAATGGCATACGGAGCAATAAAAGCTGCTGCTATAATCGCCACTGTCAAAATAATTTTTAGAGGACTCTTGCCACCACCTCCACCACCCATAGGTACAACCCTGATAGTGACAAGGTCATTCATTTTTGGATATACAGCCTCCCACTCACTTCTCGGTATTATTTTATCATTTAGGACGATGTGAGCGTGTCTGCGTAGAACTGTGTCAGGTTGAGCCAGTGCAAGTATATCGCCAAGAGAGTTATTATCAGCCACAACCATGTCCACCCTCTGTACCTTAAATGGGTGTGGAACTGCTACCACTCTAATCCCTTCTGATTTGACCAGTTCATTTTTAACAACCATATCTGTATATCCCCTCTACTCTAAAATCTTTCATTCTTTGTAGACAAGTATTAATTCCATGTTCAACATGGAGTATTTTTTCATCAGTTACAACTAAACCCACATGACACATTCTTCCATACATATAGAGAAAAGCAATATCACCCATCTCAGGCTTATCAACTTTATGCCATGACAACTCCCGACCTTTTAGGTAAAGCTCTGCTAGTAACTCCCTGTCCTTCGTACTTGTGTAATCATCTGTATATGATGGTAACTCAATCCCTAAAAGTTCTTTATATGCTACACATATCAAACCCCAGCAATCCCAACTCTCCCACGTTCTACCATGAGGTTTAAAAGGGACTCCAATAGCTTTCGTACAGAACTCATTAATATTCATACTGCAAATAATCCTTGAAATTGTGCTGGTGCAAATTGACCAATCGGGAAAGGCTCAAGAGCAATATCCTCCATTGATAAATCGCCTGAGACTTTCATCATATCCCATTTAACATTTCGCAAAGTAAAGGGAGCAAAAGTTAATTCTATTGTATCAGGGTCTGCAGCTCTTATTACCGAAATTGTGATCTTCGGTGCTGTTGAAATACTTCTTATACTCTCCGCAATCTCCCTTGATACATTGTCAATCACTAACTGAGCTGATGGTGTGCCGTCTCCAGTTGAGTCTGGGAGAGTTATTTCAAACGGATATGCGACAAATAAATTACTATCGCTTGTTATATTTTCGTTATTATTAACCACCCTGATGGGAGTGATATCATCATGGGTGATAGTGAGCAACACAAGAAATACATCATCTGTTTCTTGTGCATATGCTGCTTCTTTAAGTGCGTTTGTTATTGCCATATATCTCCCTTTAAGGTAGAACTTCTAGTTCATAAGTACTGCTCCATAATCTGTTACTCGCTGAAGAACCACTACCCTCTACATAACCCCATGTAGGAGGCTTTGTGAATCGTACTGTTATGGTTGAATCATCAACAGGGTCAGGGATAGTAAATGAACCAGAACCCTCTCCTATAGTGGTTATAAAGAAAGTATCAAATGTAGCCCTCTGTGTTCCTGTTAATATCATCTTAACTTTTAAATTCCTTACGGCTGCTGTAAACAACTTTCTAACCTTCGGTGCTCCTGCTTCCATATTACTTCTAATAGTAGCTGTTTGCCTTTCATCGGTTGCTGACATAAATGCTTTTTGCGGTAAACTCGCTGGATACGCTGGCATCTTATTTTATCTCCCTGCTAATTGTGGACTCAAATTCGAAAAGGCTTTTGTCATCGCAGTGAATGTTTTAGACCCAGAGCGGATATTGTTAGCCACCTTCTCGTCTAGGATAACGTCAATTTTTCTCATGCCTCCAGATGTAGTACTCTCCTCAGTCTTAGTTCCTTCTGGTACTCCAATAACATTAACTTCTACGTTGGTATTTCCTCCACTACCTTGAAATTCTGGAAATCTATCAAGTGGTATTAATGCCTCTGTTCCTGCTTCACCGAATACACCTGCTGTGGGTTTAGTAGCTACACCACCTTTTGCGTTTTGAGGCAATCCTACTCCAAAGAAACCCTCTCCAAGTGTAGTAACAGTTTCCATTCCCAATTGTCTATGAGTAGTTTGTCCTAAAGAATTTGTATTGGAAAAACCAAAATTTAAAATCCCTTTAATTAATGGCTCTATTATAGTTATTTGAATTATCATCTGCGTAATCATTTTAGCAAAAGATTTTAATATCCCTTCAAAGGTAGTTTCTGCTCCAAATAATACATCTGTTAATGTTTGGGAGAAACCACTAGCCCATCCTTCTACCGCTGATTTCATATCATCAAAAGTATCAGTAGAGGTCTTTTTCATTTTTCCTGAAGCATCAGCAAATTTTATCTCTGATTCTATAATAGCTCTATCAAATGTCTGTTGACCAATCACCCCTGCATCAAATAATTCTTTTAATCTTACTTGCTCCTCCGACAGCACTTCTACAAAAGTCCTCACAGACTCCCTTACTTTTATTCCTTCATTAGTCATTTTTTTAAATTCTTCTGCTGTCTTTCCCATTCTTTTTTGTAGAGCATCGAAAGTCTTTTTTGACTCAGTATCTAAAGCACTTACTTCTATACTTGAAGAGATTGTTCGCCAAATCTCTTTCAATCTTTCTGGAGATTCTATCATAGCTTCTTCTATCACTTTGAAACTATCCATTATTACTATCGCTGCTTTGTTTGCTTGAGTAGATGATTCTATATCCAAAGATTTATATGCTTCAGTGATCTTTTTTAATTGAGCTACTTTTTCATTTGCAACTTCTGCATTAGCAGCTTTTATTTTATTAAGACTTTCTAATGTTGATTTCATCATCATATTATCCAATGTCTCTTGTACTTGTGTATTACTCAGACTCTTGTGACTCATAGCAAAGGGAGAAGCATCAGAAGCAGAAGTAGATTTAGGTGTTGGCGTCCCAAGTCTTCTATTTGGTTGAGATGTCCCACTCTTTACCATTTTATCAGTGAAATCACTCACAGCGTTATAAGCATCCACTATGGCTAAAAATGCTTTAGCCACTCCAGTCAACCCTCTAACAATTCCTTTTAAGAGTAGAGTAAATGCTTCTAACCTTCCCCCACTCTTAAAAGAGTCCATAAACGCTATAGTCAATTTAGCAGTTTTCCTAATTTGAGGAGCAAGGTAAGACCCTATCTCTCTGAATAGATCATTGAACTTAGTCTTTACAGTTTTAAGTTGCTGTGATAATGCTCTTAACCTAACATCTAATTCTTTATTGGATGAACCAAAAGAATTAATAGCATCTTTTGTTACCTTAGTTGTTTTCTCTAAGCCATTAAATACTTCCAGTAGTCTCCCTGCCTGTCTTGCTCCAGCTAATTGAGAAGCTATAAATACTTTCATAGCTGGGTCTAAAGTGGTAAAAGCTTTTTGAACTTCTATTAAAATCTCTTTTCCACTTTTTAATTCTCCATTGGCTTTGTTTTGAGAAATTCCAATGGCATCAAGGGCATCTATTACTTGTTTATTATCATCTATTAATCTAAGTAATCCTATCTTTAAAGCATTACCAGCCTCCGAGCCAGACCTAAAGACCTCTATGATAGGGGTAAGGAGTCCAGCTGTTTCTTCAAAGGAAAATCCCATCAACTTTGCTATTGGAGATATGATAGCCATACCCCTTCCTAACTCTTTCAAACTGGTTGCATATTTATTAGATACCTCATTGAGAATATCTAATACACGACCAGCTTCTGAAGCTGGGGCTTTAAAGCCTTTAAGAATAGATATTAAAAGTTCAGAAGCTTCAGCTGCCTCCAGTTCCCCTATCTTAACAAGAGTCAATGAACTTTCAACTAACTTAAAAGCTTCCTTAACTCCAAAGCCAGCTTGTTTAAAATTGGCTGCACTTTGTAGAACATCAGAAGTAGCCTCGC